TCATTTAGTTTATATATAAAAAGTAATGATACTGAATATGCTTCAAATAGGATAATTAAATCTGACTCGAATTTGAGATATATATATAAAATGCATGAAGTAATAACACCTGTTAATAATGTAAATATAATAATTCCAATAAATAGATCATATATATTTGATTTTAGAAGTGATTATATGGAAAAGAGAACTATGAATAGAAAAAATTATGATTTGCAAATATTATTTGAAATGTTAAAAGAAGATCCAAATGATTCAAGAACATTATATTATATTGCGCAAACATATAATCTTATTGAAAATCCCGAACTATCATTAGAATATTATTTAAAGAGGGTAAATCATCCAAATGAAGGATTTATTCAAGAAAAAGTTGATGCGTGTTTTGAAGCCGCTAGAATATCAAATTTTACATTAAATAGACCATGGAAAGAATGCGAAGAATTATATCTAAGATGTTTTAATTTAGATAAAACAAGACCTGAAAGTTTATATTTTGTAGGAATACATTATTATCTTGAGAAAAAATATGAGATTGCATATGATTATTTACAAAAAGCATTTAAAATAGGTTATCCTATACATTGTCAATATAGTTTAAAGCCATCTATATCATATTTTTATATACCTAAATTTCTAGCGGAATTATCATTTGTCTTTGATAATGTGAAACTAGGATTAGAATGTTGTAAGTTATTTTTAGAAAATAATAAAGATGGAGTTGTTGAATACTATGTGATGCAAAGTTGGAATAAAATATTTCAAAAATTGAATACTAAACCATCTGGTATAAATTATAAAACAAAAACAGATAAACCTTATGTATGTTTTTTGTCAGACGGAGATAAGGAATCAACATCTATATTAGAAATGTCAAAGTGTATAAAAAAACATGGTTACTTTAATGTTATTGTATTTTGTAATTGTAAAGAAGAAAGTGTATATGAAGGAATAGAATATAAAGATGTATCTATGTATGCAGATTTTATAAATAATAATAAGGTTCATACATGTATGATAATTAATTGCACTGAATACTTACCATTAACATATAAATCCAATGTAGAAAATATATATCTTATATTACATGATTTAGTGAAACAAGGAGAAATAATTATAAGAAATCCAAAATTAAAAAATATATTATGTTTATCTCAATGGCAGTTAAATAATTTTAATGAAATGTTTCATGATTTAAAAGATTTATCTATAACTTTTAATTACGGTGTAGATTTTACTCAAAAGAACATTCAAAAAGTGCCTTTTAAATTTATATATGCTTCAGATGCGAATAAAGGTTTAACACATTTACTTGATATGTGGAGTTCAATTATTAAAAGAATACCAAGTGCAACTTTATATATACATTCTAAAAATTCCGAAAAGATGAAGAAGATAAGTGGTGTATTTTATGAAGATATTAGTAATCTTGCTGACAATTGGTTAAGTTCAGATATATGTTTGTATCCATGTACATTTTTAGAAACATCATATTCTACTTTATTGAACTGTGGATTATCAAAAACTTTAGCAATAACAAGTAATTATGGTGCGCTACAAGATAGTAAAGGTATAGTTGTAAATGGAAATCCTGAAACTAATGAATGGAAAGAACAAGCATTAGAAAAATTATTTAATATTATAGAAAATATAGATGAAAAGAATAGATTGATTAAAATAAATTATGAATGGGCAAGTAAAATGTCATCATCAGAAGAGTTATTAAAACTTATTTTAAAATCTTCATCATTATTTGAAAATGCACAAAGATATTTAAAATTTAAAAATACATCACATGTTCTAGAAGTAAGTACATTATCTAAATTTATAGAAAAGTATGATGTACATGACATAGTAAATAAGAATGATATATTTGATTTCTTTATAAATAATAAACAAAATATGTCATATCAATTTATTTTTATAGATGGTGTTTGTGAACCATATGAATTTTTATTATACTGGAATATATTAAGCGTAAATGGAAACATGATAATTAAGAAATCAAATTCAAGCTTTATATATGAAAGTAAAATTAAAATACTTGATACAGATAATGAATATTTATTTTTAGAAAAAAAATGATTAATATATTTATATATTTATTAAAATTTCAAATGAACTTATATTTAATAACATTTGAAATTTTCATGTTAATAACTTTTGTTGTTAACTTATATATTTTCATATTTAGAAAATATAATATATGTATGTTATTATTTTATTGTATTACACAATTGATAATAATATTTTTAAATATTGTGTTAGAACTGGATGGTATTAATAACTGGTTACATTGTGTAAATATTATCTTAATATATTTATCTATATATGACATATGTATATTATATAAACAAAATAGAGAAACAACAACAACTTTAGATGAACAATTTCTTAGTTGATTATTAAATTTTCCTTTTCTAAGAAGTCTCTAATTATAGAACATAGTTCATCTTTTTTTAATTTTTCTAACACTTTGATATCAAAGTCTCTTTTAAAATTATCGATTATAATATTACATAATTCAGTCTTGTCATAGGATTTACAATCTTGACCCTTGAATAAAAGCCTAGTATCAATTTTTTCTGTATTCTCCTTTTCTACCTCATTTTTAACTAAAATAAATATATTTTTACCTGTTTTATTATCAAACTTACCATACTTACCATGATATCCATAAGCATTGTTTGTTATTTTTTTAAGTTTTTTATTCTTTATTTCAGTGAATGTTTTAATTTGATTATTATTGGATTCATTCCAATCATAATTTCCATAACCATCTAATTGCAAACATTTTATATTTTCATAATTCTTAAGTTTATCATCATATAATAACCATACAAACCATGTATTATCTATCTTTTCATAATAATATTTAAAATAATCAAGAATAAAGTCACCTACTTTTGTTTTTTTATTTTCTAACTTTGCTATTATACTATATTCTAATAATATTTCTTTCGTTTCCATATTAAATTTATTTATAAATTTTTCTAAATTATTAGAAGAATTAAATTTATCAATCATTGTAGGAATCAAATCAAGTTCTAAATTATTTAGAACAGTTTTAAATGTGTTTTGTTCCTTGATATTTGGATTAACTAAGTAGTAGTTAGACAAATAATTATTATTATTTAAGTATATGTTGTCGCTTAAAAAATATATATTATTTTTCTCATTCAAATAACAAGGAATGTTATATTTATTATAGATAATAACTTTATTATCTATTAATTGTCTTAAGAATATAATTATATAATCTGCATTTTCGTTATGAAGTATATCATGAGCTTCAATATAAAATTTTTTCTTAAATAAATCTAACATATTATTTAATATTAACTTATTAGAGATTGAATTGATATAATAAATTTTATCTGTAGAGTAATCTAAGATTACTTCATTAGAAATATTATCACATTTATAGTAACATTCTCTGTATTCACAATCTCTTTGATTATCATAACCTTGAATAAAATTTCTATTATAATTTAATGCACAATCTATTGCAGATTCCTTAATGACTCTTTCAATTAATTTCATATTCATATCTTTAATTTCTGACGTTTTATACATTTGAATATCGATTGACATCTTGTAATCATTATCTGGAATAGCAGCATACTGAAATATTTTTAACTCAATAGTATCATTATTATTTTTAGTTAAGTGGTCGTGTGAACCAAATCTATATCCTCTTGCTATAGCTTGGTCTGTTTCAGTATAATTCCAATGGGGTGTTAGTATATACTCAACTTGAATATTTTTAAAACTAAATCCTTCTGATATTGCCTTTGAACCGATTATTATAGATATATATTCACCATGTTTATTATCTTCTTTGTTAAATCTTTCTATAAGATTTTGAAATTGAGATTTGTTTGTAGATAATAATATTATATATCTTGGTTTTTTAGTTTTTTCATTACCTGTTGCTTTTTCGAATCCAAAAAGTTCTAATAACAATGAGAATAATATAGTTCCACCTCCATTAACTATGTTGCTATAAAAGAACATTGATTTTTTTTCGTTTATATTTTTTAAAATGTCACGTATTGTTTCCATATATTTACATGAGTATTTACCTATATTTTCCAACATTTTATCATGATTAACATCTTTAATTTCTTTTAACATTTCATTTTTAAAAGAGTAATTGTTATTAGTTTGCTTGATATATTTTTTAAAACCATCTTTACCATATGAACCATCTGGGAAAACAAATAAAGAAGTTTCTCTTGAGTTTATATATATAGGATTCTTCTCATCTTTGTTTGTCTCATTTTTAAATACATTTATATATACATCTCGTTGAAATTTACTCATTTTAACATCATAAACAACAAATTTACTAAGACCTCCTACACTTTTTCCTATAAACGTCTTATATACATTTTCTTGTTTCATAGCTTTTAAAAATGATATCCTCCCTTTGAACTTAGATTTTAATTCAGTAACATTAGCTTCATTTAAGTTATATAAATTTATATTTTTTAAAAGATATTGACTTTTTGACATAGGTGCTACTTTAAAGTACTTCTTAAAAAAATCTTCTTTATTCATCATTTGATTGTATGGTAAAATTAGATTCATATCATCTACTATTTCATCTATTCTATCTTTTATTGGAGTACCTGATAATAATATTATTTTTCTATTTTGAATTAAGTGTAAGAAGAGATTTAGAATTTTATATGTAGTTCTATCTTTCTTTTTCTTAACTTTCAAATTTCTTAAATTTTGTATTTCATCCATGACAATAATATAGTTTGAATAATTTTCTACCATATCGTTTTTAATCTCTATTTTCTTTTGAACTCTAATTTTACGAGCGAATGTCTGAAAAGTATGAAATTTATAAAAATTATCTATTAAAGAAGTATCAATTTTATTATTTTTATATTTTATATCAGTGATATATTTTCCTTGAGTACATTCAAGAATCAATTCTCTTTTATAATTATTTAATAACATTGGACTTTTCGTGAGTATTAAACAACCTTTGAAATTATTATTTTCTTTTCGTATTTGTTCTATGGCTGCTATAGAACTACATGTTTTACCTGTCCCCATCTCATGATATAAAAGCATCTCATCATATAATGTATTAGAAGATAGAAATCTTGAAATTAATATTTGATGCTTAAGATAATCTTTTTTTTTATTTTTATCTGTTAATTCATACTTGTCTAACTTATTTTCAAAAAATTCTTTTTTACTATATATTAAATTATTAAAATCATTATCATTAATATCTGGATAAATAGGAAGAAAATCGATTATATCGTCCATTTTATTTATTTATTTATAATAAATAATTTTATATTTTATATATTTTTATTTATTACATATTCCAATATGATTAATTAATTCAGATCTAGTTTTAAAAACTTTATTACAATAATCACAAATTTGCAATGGTTCTATTTTTTTAACAACTTTTATACAAATTTTTATCTGTAAATGTGTGTGTAAATTGTGTTGTGAAGAAAATTTTCTTTCACATATATGACAAATGTGATTCATTATTTTATTTTTTAAAACAAAAAATAAAATTGAATTTTAAAATTATTATTTAAAAAGAAAAACAGATTAATAAAACATAATGAACACTCAACTAAATTCCGCCGACGGCCTTAATATTTCAAATATTAGATTCTCAGAACCCATCGAAGCAAGTATTCCTCCTTCAATTACTTATAAGAGAGTAGGATTAACTTATATTAATGATGATGGTTCTGAAGGAGAATTAATTGTATCTACTGATGAATTATACTCATATGGTGTTGGAGAAAACACTAATATTGATACTGGTAAAGTGAATGGATATGTATTACCTTTGGTATTGCATAATAAATCCGGACCTACTCAATATCAAAAAACATTTGTAGATGTATTTAATAAAATTGTTGAAAGATGTAAAGATTATTTAATGGAAAATAAAGAAGAACTTGGACAATATGAACTTGAAAGAAATGACTTGAAGAAATTGAATCCCTTGTATTACAAGAAAGACAAGGGTAAGATCGTTGAAGGTTCATCACCAACTTTATATGCAAAGTTAATTGTGAAGAAAGATAAAAAGGATGGTAATAAAATTATTACTATCTTTTTTGACAGAGATAGTGGTGAGACTGTTGATGCGCTTGAATTGCTAGGAAAGCATTGTTATGCTAGAGCAGCAGTAAAGTTTGAATCAATTTTCATCGGTAATAAGATTTCTTTACAAATTAAGTTATATGAGTGTGAGATTAAGCAAGTAAATACTGGTATGAGACGTCTATTATCAAGACCACAGTCAGATTCAAAGGTTTCTTCAATCCCAAGTAGTAGTAAAACTGTTCCTTTACCACTTAATGACGACGATGACGCAGGTAGTTTAATGGATGATGATATTGTAGATGATGAACCACCAGTTGAAAATACAATCAAGGAAATTCCTAAGAAAGTAGTAAAGAAAGTAGTTAAGAAAATTGTAAAGTAAGTTTAAATACAATTAAAATTTAAAATTTATTATTATTTATAACAAAAATGTTATAAATAATAAATGAACAAAGAAAACGTATGTATTTATTGTAATAACAAACCTGAATATAAACATAAGTTAGGGTCACATTGCAAAGAATGTAAACAATCGTATCATTACGAATGTATAAAAAACGCGTTGTTAACTGGTAATTTAGATAAAATACATAAAGAAGGATGTAAATATTATATTAAAGAATTTGAGAAAAGTATGAAAATTAAAAAAGATGGAAAGAAAAGAAAATCACCAAAGAAGAAAAGAAAAAGATCATTAAAAAAGAAGAATTAAATTATTATTTATAACATTATTTTGTTATAAATAAAAATGAACAACATATTAGTTATAGGAGGTGCTGGTTTTATAGGTTCTAATTTAATTAAAACTCTTGCTTCAGATAAAGTTATTATATCATTAGATAATTATTCTTCTGGATATAAAACAAATCACATAATTAATGTCAATGTTAAATATATAGAAGGCAATAGTTGGGACATTTTAAATATAGATGAATTAAAAAATTTTAAACCTGTGATTATATATCATTTTGGTGAATATAGTCGTATATCACAATCTTTTGAAGAACCAAGTAAAGTTTTTAAATCAAATACTTATGGTACACAACAAGTTCTTGAATATGCTGTATTGAACAAGTCAAAATTAATATATAGTGGTTCTTCTGCAATTTTCGGAAATTATAATTTAAGTCCATATGCTTTTACAAAAGCAAAAAACATTGAACTAATTAAAAATTATAAAGATTGGTACGGTTTAGAATATAGTATTGTTTATTTTTATAATGTTTATGGACAAGGTCAAATTACAAAAGGTAATTATGCAACTGTTATTGGAATATTTGAAGAACAATATAAAAATAAGAAACCACTAACTGTTGTAAAACCAGGGACTCAGACAAGATTTTTTACACATGTTGATGATATAATCAGAGGATTATTATTAGTAGCAGAAAAAGGAGAAGGTGATGGTTATATGTTAGGAACACGTAAAGATATATCAATCTTTGATTTAGTGAAAATGTTTAATACAGAATACGTAATGATAGAAAGTAAAAAAGGAGAAAGATATACATCTATAATGGAATCTAATAAAATGTATGAAGAACTTGGTTGGGAACCAATTATAAATATAGAAGATTATATAAAAAATATTATTCTTTCTTAGATAAATCAATAGAATACAATAGAATTAATAAACAAGCTATAATTGAAATTACTAAAAATGCAACGATTACTGCATGAGATGATAATTTTAAATTATCTATTAATATATCATTTTTATTAACTGATATTTTGTCTGTTAAAACAAGATACAAAAATACAATTGATAATAATAGATGGACTGCTGACCATCCAATATTTAATGTTATCATTAAATCATTTGAGAAAGGAAAGATTTTCATTTTATTCTAATAAATAAAATATTATTTTATATTTACAAAAAAAATATAAAATATATATATATATATAAATGAAATCACAACCAAAAATAGCAATTATTGGTGCTGGACCTAGCGGAATTACGACATCCTATTTCTTAAATAAGAAAGGTTATACAAATATTGATATATATGGAGATATTGAAGATGCACAACCAAAAACTTTAAAAATAGAAGATATATATATAGAAACAACAACATGTTATTTACATCCGGGGTATAATAATTCGATTGTAAAATTAGTTAATGAATATGATTTAAGTTTAAAAATATTAGACAAAGCACAAATAATAGAAAATGAAAATGTAAAAGATGATAATTTTAATCTTAGTGTCAAAGAATATGCTGGTATAACACTTTTCGTTTTAACAACATTATTATATAAGTTTACAAAACATACATTTTTAAGTAAATATGTTTATAGTACTTCTTTTAAAAAATATCTCGATAATATAAAATTATCTTTTTTATTAGATACACTAGTATTTAGCAGTGGAATAAATGCTCAAGGTTATGGATTTTTTGATAATGTCACTTCATATCACTTACTAAATTGGTTTAGACCATCTATATTTTTAATAACTCATTTTTCGAAAAACAATAATATAAAAATGATAAATGAAGGTTATGGTACTTTATATCGTAGAATGTATGATAGTTTATTAGCTATGAAGAACAAAAACAAAGTAAAAAAAGTAGGTGCTAAATATATAATAACAGAAGATGACAAATATATAGAATATGATTACATTTTTATATGTTGTCCACTTAATCAAATAGACACACCTTTAAAGTTAAACAATAATTATATAACTAATTCTAATGTTTTTTCATATTCGTTTACAAGTAACGAAAAATTAGATAATTTAAATAATAGAATATATTTTAAAGAAAATTTATTAAATTCTAAAGAAGATTCATGTTTGACTTTAAGATATAATGGTGTAACAAAATCAGGGATACATTCTTATTGTACATTTGGGTATAGTAGTAAATATGATAATGTAAAGTTAAAAGAAATTATAAAAGAAGAATTAAAAATAAATGGAATTAAAATTTTAGAAGATACATATTTCAAAATATATAAATATAATTACAGATTTACTGAAGATGCAATAAAAGATAGTATACATATAGATATTACAAGAAAACAAGGAATAGATGGAATATATTATTTAGGTGGTTTAATGTCTCATTGGGATGTTGATTCAATTTATGAACATTCAAGATATATTACAAATAAATTTCATACAAGTAATATAGATAGTATATATGAAAGATGTAAAACAAAGTTAACAATGTTAAAGAATTATATCTTTGATGAATGGTAAATAAAAAAAATTAAAAAATATATTTTAATAAATAAATGACTTATAAATATATATTACATATTCCTGTAATATCGCAAATATATTTTTATCTAAAAAGTAAATTTTTACATAAGCATAATATTAATAATAATTTAGATATTATTGAAGAAATTGATATTGAAACAGAAACAAAATATAGGACATTTAATGGTACTAACAATGATTTATTATGTCCATATATAGGATCATCAGGACAACCATTTGGTAGGAATACTTTTATATGTAAGAAAAATATTAATAACCCTCCTATTAAGTTAGTAGCAGAAACTTTATTACATAGAACACAATTTAAAGAAGAAAAATTAGTTAATTTATTAGGAGGTGCATGGATTCAATTTATGATACATGATTGGTTTGACCATGAAAAAGATATGACAAAAACAATTAAAATAAATGAAATGGAAATAAATCCATTTAGAACGAATGATAGTATGTTTTATAATGGTCAGGATCATTGGTGGAGTGGTTCTCAAATATATGGTATAAATATAGAACAATCAAAAAAATTATATGACAATGCAACTGGGAAAATGAAATTAGATAAAGAATACTTAAATATTGATAGTAAAACAGAAATGGAAGATGTAGGTATTTCTAAAAATTTATGGTTTGGATTATCAATGATGCATTATATATTTATTTTAGAACATAACTATTTAATTGACAAGTTGAAAGAATTGAATCCATCATGGGATAGTAGTAAATTATATAACCACGCAAGATTAATTATAACAGCTTTAATTTGTAAAATACACACTGTTGAATGGACTACTTCTATTATTCAAAATTTTAACGGTGTATGGAACCAAAATTTTTTATTATATGGATTTTTTGGAAAAACATTAAAAAATAAAATACCTCATATATCAAATTCATTAAATGGGAAATTATCTGGAACAAATGAAGAACCGTATAATATATTTGCTCATACAGAAGAATTTAACACTGTTTACAGAATGCACTCTCTTATTCCTGATACTATAACTATAAAATCATTAGATAAAAAACAGGATATAACATATAATACTATAGATACTGCGTTATATAATAGTAAAATAATAAACACAACTCATACAAAGGAAGATATTATTTATTCTTTGTGTTCTCAAAAAGCAGGTAAATTATGTTTAAATAACTTCCCAAAAACATTAACTAATTTTAATGGTTTAGATTTATCTCAACTTGATATTTATAGAACTAGAGAATGTAAAATACCTAGATATAATGATATTAGACGTTCATTATCATTAAAACCCATTAAATCATTCTCAGATTTAACTAATAATGTTGAAGAAATTAAGAAATTAAATAAAGTTTATAATAACGATGTTGAGTTATTGGATTTTTTAGTTGGTGTACATGCAGAAGAAAAACTACCTGACTTTATTTTTGGTGAAACAGTGTATACAATTTTTATAATACAAACTACCCGTAGAATTGAATCAGATAGGTTTCTAACTACTGATTTTAATGAAAAAGTTTATACTACGTTTGGATATAATTATATATTTAATACAACATTTAAAGAAATTTTAATAAAACATTTCCCTAAATTAAAAAATGTATTAACAAATGATAATCCATTTAAACCTTTATAACTTTGGATTTATTGGTATATAATGATTTCCTTGCCATTCTAATTCAATATAGCCATTATAACAGTTGTTTATAGGAATAAAATCTATTTGTTTACTATGGTCACTGTTAATGTAAACAATTATTTTTATATTCCATATATTACAAGATGCACGAATTTCAGGAGCACCACCAAATGTTACAGTGTTTCTCATTTTCCTAATATATTCAGAATCTTCAATTAGAAGTATATCTTTAGTTTCAATACCTTCCATAATAGGATTATTTTGTTCAAGATAATCACAAATACGTTGTCTGACAGTAAAACCATCAAGTTTTAAAAAATAAGCTATAGAATCAAATAAACAAGACATAATATATAATTATATAATATTTATAAAAATTTTTAAATATTATATAATAAAATGAAAATAATTAGTTGTAATAATATATATTATAAAATTTCTTTTTCTATTCTATTTCCAGAACAAGATATAATATTTATTGATTATAAAAACCTTAATGATTATAATTTTGAAGAAAATGAAATTATTGTATTAGGTTGTGATGATGTTTTAAATAAAGAATATGTATTATATACTTATGAAAAGTTTGTAGGATTAAATAATAAAATAATTGTTATATGTGATAAAATAACATGTATTGATTATAACCCAGAATATTTAAAAATATTTTCGAATATATATTTAAGTACATATGAAGACATTGAATGTTTATCGAATTTCTATCCTATAAGAAATATACACTACATACCTAATATATTAATTTCACTTATTTACAAGGAATCTTCGTTTTTTAATAATATACAACTAAATATGTATAACTTGATGAATACTTTCATACCAATAAATAAAAGTATATGTATATGTGTGTCTAATACTACTAATAAAAATTACCTTAGTTTATCACGAATTATAACATATTATATAAAATATGGATATAGAATTACCTTACTTCCTTTATTTCAAGAAGATATACATATTCAGAATATAATTTATGATTTAATTGTAGATAGTAAGTTAAGATACATTAATAATATTCAGAAGGTAAATAATATAAAAATTATTAATTATATAATAAAGAATAATAGTATACTTATAAGTATGAACTATATATCGTCCATGTTTGCAATATGTAATTCGATACCTTTCATATCGATTCTAAATTGTAAAAACATTCAAAATCTTGAATGGAAATATGTTAATTACGATAATAATATAAACATTGACAATGTAATACAAATTATTAATAATTGTTTATCATCCTATCATATTAATGTATTCAATCTTAGCAATTTTCTTAAAATAGAGTATGATAAATATTTATTGATGCAAAAATATTTAAAAGATAATCATTTAAACAATGATTATTCTTTAATTTTAAAAGAATTATCAAATGATGTTAAAAATATAAAAACCGAATTTTTAAAATTTCGTGGGGAATTTGAACCTTATTTATAATCCTGTAGATATATTTATATTTGATGGTTTTAATAAAGGTAAGTCAATATCAATGTTATAATTTTCATCCCATTCAATTATAGTTTTATAAAAATTATCGTATACTTCATGAAGTTTACTATATTTTTCTTTGTCTATTAAATTTGATAAATTTACATTCATTTTTAACATATTTATATTTACTACTACGTTTAATAATGATATGTAGTTTAAAATGTTAATATATTTTGTATATAGTCCTTCATTATTTTTGTAAATTAAAGGTATATTTTTATATACATAGAATAAAATATTTTCATTAAAGTTCATTTGATGCTCTATTTGATTAAAATAAACTAATGTAATTATTTTTTTAATTGTCTGTTGTAAACCAAACTTTTTATATTCAGGGTATACATACTCAATCCAGGTTTCTACATTTTTGCAGTCATTTTCTCCAAGTTCATTTACAAAATCTTCACTAAATTTGGAGATTATATTATACCATTTAATATATGTTTTAAATGATATACATTGTTTTTCTTCTTCTGATAATGTTAGTTTATCAACAAAGTTTGGTTTCATATAATCAACATATAAATTATCTTTTATAAAATCTTTAATTCCAATATCAGTAAACATAACTATATGAGATAATGTGTTGTAGTTGCTTGACAACAAAGTTTTTAAAGAACTTAGCATTTGTTTTTGAACATTAATTTCTGTAGGTCTCATAATATTTCTTAAAGGATGATTTTTTGGAAGTAATGAATTGTTATAATAAGATATTTTTGAAGATACTAAATAATGCGACTTTAATAAATGAGAGTATATAGTTGAATATGTTAATATCCCAGAATAAAATAAATATAAAGTTATAAATAATTCATCATCATCTACATGTGATACTCTATCATATCGTTTTTCTGCATAAACAATATATTCTAAATGCAATTTATTATTAACTATAGAAAAATAACCTTTACATCCTATTTTATCAAAACCATTTGTTTTCTTTTCATATTTATCCAGTAATGTTGTATCAATAACAAAATTTTTACCATCCTCACTTCTTTCAATTATATCTAGAATATTAATACTATAGTTACATAAATAATCAATACCTTGAAAACTAACCAAAGATTGTTGTGGAAATTTATAAGGTTTAAAGTTATTTAAATTTGTATCTAAAACATATTTAAACTGATTTTCTATTAAATAATTATCACATAAATTTTTAGGTGTTGATATATAATATTTTCTATAAAAAATATATTCAATTAACTTAAATAATAATACTACACACATGTATAATATATACATTGGGAAATAAACTAACTTATTATGTTTAGTAATATATACCCATTCAGATTTAGGTAATATATTTAAATAATGATTCGTTGTAGGAAATATGTATTGATAAATTTTGTCATAGAACATATTCTTCGTTTCAATTTTATTATAATAGTCATTGATAAAATTACTTCCATTGATATCATAATTATCCAATATTGAATAACCATTTTTTTTTCTTCTTACATATTTTTTTAATACCCATGATACAGAATTAGTTAAAACTTCATATGTTGTATAGTATAAAATACGTACGAAAGATATAAAATTATGAAGATAAATATTTGTAGAAATTGGTTCATATTTATAGTCATACATATTATGTTTGAAAGACAAGTGTTTATCAGCATATTCATTTTTAATAAATTTTTCAGATATGACTAGACTTGCTACTTTGTTATCATATTCATCATACAACTCACCTAAAGTTTCATCCTTTTCTAAAAGCAAACAGTCTTCAACACAATTTATTTTTTTATTTTTTTTTAAATTTAATATTTTTGGATGTACAGTTGATAAATTACATAAATTTATATTTTGAGATTTGTATAGACCAGATACAAAACTCAAATAATATTTTATAAAATAATTTAAAATTTTTTCTATAATTGTATAAGAATTATTATCATCTTTTATAGTTGTAGATAAATCATTTGTACTCACAGAAGTAAATAATATATCATTATATGTATCATCATTATTAAATAGTTTCATACCCATTCCAGTTAAATTTATCATATTTGAACCACAACCATAACGAACAATACACTCTAAATTTTCTTGAAATACACCATTGTATATATTATTTTCTTCGTAATCCCATTTACATAATGATATATAACCTGTTTGGTGAATATATCTCGTTCCACGATCAATAATACTATTGTTATTATCAAATATGCATTTTATTTCTTTAGGTGAATTAAAAAACTCATGAAATGTAGCGTTGTGTATCTTATCGTTATTAATCTTATTAAAAGCAATAAGGTTATTCCAAAATTTTCTTGCTGATGATATCATTTTTATTTTAAAAAAATATTATATTTAAAAAAAATATTAATTATAATAAAAATGAATTCATTAATAATTATAAGTGATAGATATAAATTTTTGCATAATTTGTTTAATATAAATAAGAATATAGATACTGACATTTTATTCTTGAATGACAGTACAAAAATGACAAATTCTCACTTAGAGGAGTTATTAAAGCATCAAGATAAGCAATATAAAAATTTATTAATAATATCTGATAATATTAGTGTAATAGATAATAATAAATATAATTTTATGAATTATGTTATATCAACTGAAAGTAATTTATATGAATTCGATTATGGTGTAAAGAAACTAAGAGAATTTTTTAGTATTTTAAAGAATCACAATTTAAGTTCAGTTCATATATTTTCTTTACAAAAATCTAATAATATTAAATATATTTTATCAAAGATAGATAAAGAACTGGACTTTCCTGATGGAATATATATAAGTAATGCTAGTATATTCGATGAAGATAAAAATATCAAATGGTCTGTAGATTGGAATACTAAACAAGGTTATAATATTAACAAATACTCGTATGATGTATTTTTTAAAAGTGTAAATAACTTACAGTATAAACCATTGGATTTTTATAATAAGATTACGACAAAAAATATACTATCTGTATTTGATATTGGTATATTTAATTTCTCAAAGAGATATATAAAATTATTATTAAATCTTCAGGTATTTTCACCTGTATTAAGTTATCTATCACCATATTTTAATGTTGTTTTTAAATTATCAAACTCAAATGTTTTAACATTACCACCTTTAAAGAATATTGTAAAGGAACAAGAAAATGAGAAGAAATATTATTTTACTTTATGTCCTCATATAATACGTGTATTGTATAATTATAATTCATACAGTGAAGTATTGGAGAAAGAACATTTAAACATTAAAAATAAATGTAAATCAAGTACAGCATGTTTATTATATGATGAAAATTATGATTCATACAAAGATATATTAAACATATTAAATAATAATTTCATAAATCCAGAAGACAAAGATACTTTAAAAATTATTGGTTGTGGTAGAGCTTTAAGTGAATCTAAACTTATATATATCGTTCTGCAAAATATAATAACACATGATGTCATTGTAAATTTCAGAGGAACAAATACAGGTATAGAATTACTTTATGATTTCCAAGCAACAAGCAACTTAGTTTGTGATAATGATATATTTGGTACTTCTGACATACAAGTTCACGATGGTATACGTTTGTATTATAATTCTATAATTAATAACTTAAATAATTATCCAGAAAAAATGTCATTATTTTCACTGGTTAAAGAAAAATTATTAGATGATAATGTAAAAAATGTAATTATATCTGGTCATAGTTTAGGTGGTGCTTTATCAACTATATTATGTGGTGATTTATTAAAAAATAATGAACAATATAAACATAAGATAAGTTTATATACATATTCATCTATTTCAGTTGGAAATAGTTATTTAAATGAATATATAATAAAGAACATTAAATCATTTAACTCATATAGAATTAAACAAGATATAGTACCTTATTTATCAGGAGATATGTTAGATGATGTCAAAAATTTTGAATCAATTGAAGAACGTGATAAAAGAGAACCTTCATTATTTGCGTTTAATGGAGAACCCAATTTAATAACAATATCTTCTGAATATAATGATTCAATATTAAATTCTGATTTAGACCCTTTAAAAAAGTCTTTTTATAAAGGTATATATTACACAACATTGCATCATTATATAGAACAATATATAGAAGATCCTTCATATTATTTTAAAAATATGCATAATATAGAGACATCTTATAAAAAATTTATTAATTTAGTTTAAATATTATTATTATTTATAATATAAATAATAATGTTCATAAGTATCTATAAATTTTTTATAAAATATTTACTACCTTCTGTAGGTTTTCGTGAGTATTTAAACATAAATATTAATAAAGAAGAAGTATATCCAGAACTTAAATTAGTTCCAGATGTTTCAAAAAGTATAAAGAAATATGAAATTTTTTTCTCAGGTTCAGGATTACTATTTATATATCAAATGGGTGTCCAACAAGCTATGTTAGAAGATTTAAATAACGACTATATAAAAAATAACTGTTATATATCTGGTAGTTCAGGTGGTGCTGTATCATCGTTCGGATTGTTTTTGTCATTATATAATGTAGGTGATTTAAAATATTGGTATAGAAATTTAGGAATATATATATCATATTATATAAATTACTATAATATATTTTCATATCTAAATTCTTATGAAATGATTGGGAACCATTTATGTGAAGCTTATATACTATCAAAAGCTCGTGGTATTACTTCTGAACATTTTAAATATGGATATAATATATATGTATCACAAATTAATGGTGATAAGGAATACTATAGATGTAATGAATTTAATAACTCACATATATTCACTAAAACATTATTATCTTCTATCTTAATACCTGGTATAATTAGTCGAGGTAGTATAAAAATTAATGATAATTATTATTATGATGGAGCATTAACAAGTATTAAAGATATTGATAGAATAGATGACACGAAAAGAATTTATTTGTACATTAGTAAAAAAATGGAAAACTTAGATGAAGAAAACATTAATATAAATATTATGGAAAACAATGAAGATACATCTTTATTTAGTTATATCGAAAAACAATATTACGTTATTACTGATTCTGAACAAATATTTAACGATGGATATAATTGGGGTAAGAAAAATATTAAAAATATATTTAAAAATATAGATAATAATTTTTAAAAAAAATATGTATTATAATAAATGACAAAAGTTTTATTTATTAGAGGTTTTAATACAGATCTTAAATTAGGTAATAAAACATATATAACATTTGATAATTATTTTATATTATCTGAATATGAATTAACATATTTTAATTATAGTGTTGATGAAAATATAAAAGATGTGTATTTAAATTTAATTAGAGTAATTAATAATAATAACTTCGATATTATTATTGGGCATTCATTAGGTGGTGCGTTATTAATGAAATTCTGTCATGAATTTAAAAACATTAAGAATTATAAAAAAATTATTTTTTTAATGCCTTTAGTACATAAAATTAATTTATTAAATATTATATCTAATATCCCCTTAATATCATATTTATATTTACCTAAAGTATTATTCATGCCGAATATATTTTTATGCGAAGATGAAAATATATTAGATGATACGTTTAGTTTAACACCAGTAAAACAAATTATCCAAAGTTATCAAGATATTCTAATATCTGATGAAAATATTATAAACACTTTGAAAGCTAATGAAAATTGTATATTATTTTACGCAACTGATGAAAGATTTTCTGTAATAGATAAAGCAACTTTAAAAAAAATTGATAATATTATATATGTAAATGGACGTCACGAGTGTTTTAATGAAAGTAAAAATTCTAATAAATTTTTTAAAGAACTTGCTAATCAAATACAAAATAATGTAATATAAAATTGATTTATATTTTTATTTTTAAAAAATATAATAAAAATATGTTATTAAAGGAAATTATTTTTTACCCAATATTATTTTGTTTACATATGATATTTTCTGTAACTATATGGAGTTCTAGTATACTTGTTATATTATATTTACAAAATGATACTTTATTATATATTTATATTATATCATTCATATATTTTTTTAGACAAAGCTATATAATGCAATATCATGTATTTCCTAATATTATAGTATTCTTCGTATATGTATCTTGGTTTTTTAGTATACCTATTATTGTATACATGGGGTATTACAATATTTATCTTATGATAATTACTTTATTATGTTGTAAATATGTCCCAGAAAATTTTATGAACATAAAAGATTTCTTAGAGTTAAGTCAACATTATTTTAATGTAAAATACTACTTAAAACAAAATGAATACAATAATCAATCATTATTTCTTATGCATCCACATGGTGTATTTTGTACTTCTTTTATCATAATGAAAATGAAACTTAAATTAAATCACATTAAATTTTGTCAATCAAGTCAAGTACAATATTTATCTTTTCTATATATGTTCTCTCGTTTATTATCTAATTATTCTTTCGTTGATAAGAAAACAATGTTGAATAATATAAGAGATGGTTATTCTCAATGTATATTACCTGGTGGTTTTGAAGAAGCCGCACAGACAGAATATGGTATTGAGAAGATATATATTAAAAACAAAAAAGGTTTTATTAAATTAGCATTACAACATGGTCAGTCTTTAATTCCTATCTATGCATTTAATGAAACTAAATTGTTTTATAATTTTAGTAATCAAATACCAACATTAATAAGAAATTTTTTAGTTTATTACAAAATACCTGTTGTTATACCATTTGGTTCTATATTTTGTCCTATTTTACCTGTAAACAATAATTTTGAAATTATTATTGGTGAAGAGATCACTCTACCTACTATACAAAATCCTACAAACGAAGATATTGATAAATATCATACATTATATGTTGAAAAGTTAGTAGAATTATATAATGAAGGAAGAGTAATTTTTAATTTAAAATGTAATGATTTAATTATAGAATAAGAATTTTAGTTTTTAAAAACAAATGTTTTTAAAAATTTACTTTCTCAATCTTTCATTTTCTTCAATGAGTTCTTTGTTCATCTTTTTTAATTTTTCAATTTCTTCAACATATTTATTTACAGAATTATCGACTGGTGGTGGTAGTGTTTCTTTCCATTCCATAATTTCTTCTTTCTTTTTATTACTAAAAATCCATCCAGGACCAACAGATAAATTACCATTGTATTTACCACCCAATTCCTTTAACTTGTCTTTATATACTTTAGTATCACCATATACAACTATACTTTTAGCAGAATAATCTTCTATTATGATAGACATATTTGTATTTAATATAATCATTTTAAGTTTTAAATTTGATTTAAAAAATAAAAGAAAAAGTAAATTTATTATTTAAACATTATTTTATAGAAAAAAAATGATCACACTTATAGTTTATAATGGTTTATGTAATAGATTGGGACCATTAATCTCATCACTTCGTTTAGCAAGAAAAAGTAATAAAAAAGTAAATATGGTTTGGAGTTATACACCTGTAAGAAGTT